GTCCTCCTTCCGCTCCTCAGCTCGGAGCTTCATTCTGTTGGTGTAGAACTGAAACGCTGCTCCGCTACCCAGAACAGTGACTACGGTAATTGCTATTTGAGCTAAGTCCATTACTCTTTGAATCTGTCTTTCATTTCTTTAAGCACGTATCGCAGGTTGTCGTTGTACCCTACATTTTGTAATCATTGTTTGCCACATAAATACTTTTGTGACAAAAGTAAACATGGCGGAAATCTATCAAGTCTCGGAGTTTAAGAGTATGTCGTTCAATGTCTTTGGCGTCAAACACTCTGTGGATCTCTTAAAGGAGTTTCCAAAGATGTCGTTGATCAAGGGCTTTGTAGAGTATTCTGGAGCAGATCGTAACAAAGTGATTCGTTACGTGTGCTACATGTACGACAAGAACTCGCCAATCAAAGACTACCATCAAGACCTAGCAGTCCGTAAGGCTGAGTGTGCCAGATTATCTGGCTTCTCATCTGGAGACAAAGGTATTCTTGAGGAAGTCTATGATATGAAAAATGAGGGTGTGTTGGCAATGATCAATGACTTCCTAATCTTTCAGAACGAGCGAGTATGGACGATGTACGTAAGCAATGAGCAGACGTTCTATGAATACCAGAAGAAACTTCTACGCAATGTCGAGGGCGATCGAGACAAGGATATACTGCAAGCACTACAAATCAAGTCTAGGTTGATGACGGACATGGACGAAATCAACAACAGGCTTGAAAGCTATTTGCGTATCCTAACAGGTGATGACACCCAGATGGCCCGCGTTATTGTGAAGAGAAGAATGATCACACCAGAGTCTATAGAGGACAATGTATAAAGACGTCGGCGGAACCAGTGAGGTTATCCAGGGGCTTCAGTGCCACATCCCTCCCGTTGGGAAGGTGTACGACTATATGCGTGACCAGCTAATAGACTCCAGAATAATTCAGCGAAGCCCCAAGAAGTCTGAGCAGCGTTGGGAGCGACAAGGTTTGATCGATGGGTATGCTGCGATGCGAGCAGAGGAGTTAAGACTACAGAGAAATAACCCAGAATACTTTGACCCAGAACTAGAGCTGTATCGCCAGGAGCAATGGGAGCGACGACTGTTTGGTGTGTGGTTCATGAACAATGGAACACCCACATACATAACTGGCCTTCATTGGTTCTATTTAAACTGGTGGTCTATCGACATAGGTTATCCTAGCTATCGGGAACCAGATAGAGAGTTCTTTTACTTTTTGGAATATGTTACACATGACCCAGACTCACTGGGCATGATCGAAGTAACGAAGCGTCGTTTTGGTAAGACATATAGGGCAGGCGTATATGCGTTTGATCTTCCGTCTAGATCCAAGAACAAGGTCGCTGGCATTCAGTCCAAGACAAGGGAGGATGCCAAGAAGGTTTTCAGTAAGGCGGTCATTGCGCCGTTTAAGAAGCTGCCAGATTTCTTTAGACCAGTGTATGATGAGAGTAAGGGTATCACCCCTACCTCTGAGCTGAGGTTCTATAAGACTACTAAAAAGGGTAGCAGGTCTCTAGAGGACATACTGAAACCAGAGCTTGAGTCCGAGATAAACTATCGGGCCGCTGACCAGTTCGCATATGATGGATCAAAGCTTCACAGATACATTGGGGATGAGGTGGGTAAGACCATCGAGGTGGACGTGTTCGAGCGCCACCTTGTAAACCGATTCACTTCTGAGAACGACGGTATGTTTGTAGGCAAGCACCTACTTACGACCACGGTCGAGGAGATGGAATCTGGTGGAGCTGCTTTTAAAAAGCTATGGTCGGACAGTGATCAGTCTGTAAGAAACGCGAACAACAGGACCAAGAGCGGCCTGTATCGTTTTTTCTGTCCAGCTTACAAGACTCTGTATTTCGACGAGTTCGGAATGCCAGACGTGGAAAGGGCAAAGGAGTTTTTCTTAAACGAAAGGAAAGCCCTCGAGTCTGATACACGGGCGCTCTCTTCTTACATCCGAAAGAACCCCTTCACTATCGAAGAGGCTTTTCGGGTTGACGGTGACAAGTGCTTGTTTGACGCAATGAAGTTAAACATACAGCTTGACAAGACGCAGTGGATGGATAATCTATACACCAACGGCGATCTCATCTGGCGTAACGGAGTCCGTGATTCAGCCGTGGATTTTGTGGAGAATAAAGATGGAAGGTTTAAGTTTCGAATAGTACTTGATGCGGCCGAGGCTAATCTCGTTAGGTCATCTGGTAACCAAAAGGTGCCACTTAACTCCACCAAGTACGTAATAGGGGTTGACCCGTTTGACCACAACATTACCGAAGACTCAAGAAGATCTAATGGATCTATATATGTTCTAAGGAAATACGACTCGCTTAGACCAGATGAATCCTTTGACTTCGTAGTTGAATACGTACACAGACCTCCCACCGCCGCAATGTTCTATGAGGATGTGCTCATGTGCTGTCACTACTTTGGATGCGAGGCGCTTATAGAAAATAACAAGATCGGTATTACACACTACTTCAACGACAGAAACGCTACAGCATTCCTAATGACGTTACCTGGATCCAGCAACATTGGTATTGCAGGAACGCAGAAGAGTCACCAGCAGGCGGCAGAACTATTCGAGAACTACATACATAACCACTTCGATAAGATATTCTTCAAAGAGTTAATCAAAGAACTTCTGGAGTTTGACATTAACAATACCACAAAATTCGACGCCGTAATGGCAGCTGGATACGCCCTAATTGCAGACACAGTCAAAGTACACCGACAATCACAAGCCACCACTGAGGTGAGCACCTTATTTAGAAAAAGACAAATTAGGATATGAAGTTCCCATCGCATCTCACGCCCAACGAAGAGAAGGGCAAAAACTGGATTTTGCAATATGTAAAAGCCGCCTGGTCTGAATACAATGGAGGCGACACCGCCCAGTCGTTCTTCACTGCAAGGGACATGTACCACACGATTAAGGAGTACGCCCTTGGCAACCAGTCGATCGACAAATACAAACCGCTAGTTGGCGTAGACTCTGAGTCAAACGAGACGTGGTTAAACATTGACTGGTCAGTGCTCCCAATCATTCCTCGATTCCGTCGGATGGCTTTGGCTAAGCTCAAGAAGGTTGACTACAATGTTGTGGCTACACCGATTGATCCTCAGTCTAATGAAGAGCAGAACGCATACATTGACGCTCTACGCAAAAAGGTTTTGATGCGCGAAATGCTTTCGCAGATGGAGGGCGTCCAACAGCCTAAGCCCGACCCAGCTGATCCCGCAGACATGGAGGAGATTGATATGGTTCACTCTGTTAAGTACAAGCATAAGCTAGCCATGGAGATGGAGCAAATGCTTGAAATGATTCTGTACCTCAACGACTACGAGGAGACAAGAAAGCAGATGAAGGAAGACTTGTTTGATTACGGTGTGGCCGCATTGAAAGACTACCTGGACAGCAACGGTGCAATTAAAGTTAGACGTGTTAACCCAGCAAATTTCATCGTCAACCACTGCCACAAGCGTGACTTCTCCGACATCGAGTGGGCTGGCGAGGTGCTTGAGATGACCATCTCGGACCTCAAGCAGTCGGCAGGAGACGTGTTCTCTGACGAGGACTACGAGGCGATTGCCAACATGGTTAGCAATAAATACGGGAACCCAACATTTATTAAAAGATTCAATGGTCGTGCTCAAGTAGACGACTACAAGATCCGTGTGTTGGATTTTGAGTTCTTCTCATACAACAGTTTGACGCACGAAGAGAGATACGACAAGCGCGGTAACAAGATCTACCGCCAGGCTAGAAAGATTAGAAAGACCAACAAGTATCACAGAACGGACTACAAGGTTGTGTACACAGCTAAGTGGATTATTGGAAGTGAATTCGTTTACGAGTACGGTCTTCAGCAGGACATGAAGCGCGATCGCACTAACCTCTCTGAGTGTGAGCTTTCGTATCACGTATTCTCTCCAGACTTCTACAACATGCGTGGATACGGAATCATGCAGCAAATCATCCCGCTGGCAGATCAGATTCAGATCGCATGGTATAAGCTTCAGAATGCTATTGCCGAAGCCCGCCCTCGTGGTATCATGATTGAGATGTCGGCCCTCGAAGACATCCCTCTGGGTGCAGGAGGAAAGCAGCTGACCCCATCAGAAGTCTTGGATCTATATGGATCTAAGGGTGTGCTTGTCTACAGGAAGGTGGACATCTCTGGCCGACCCACGAACTATCGTCCTATTGAGGAGCTGGAGAATGGTATCGGAAGAGACGTGATGACCTACTACGGAATCATTGAGCAAAACATCAACATGGTTCGCGAGATCACGGGTCTCAACGCTATTACAGATGGATCTAGCCCCGATCCAAGAACGCTTACGCACGTTGCTCAAATCGCAAACGAGGCAACCAACAACTCACTTTACAATATCGTAGAGGGTGACCGCCACCTACTTGAGTCTCTTTGCCAAAGTCTCTGCATTAGGATCCAGGACGCTGCTAAGTACGGCACGCTCAAGGGTTACGTCAAGGGCGTTGGCAAAAACACCATCCAGTTTATTGAGGCCACAAAAGACTTGAGTAGCCGTGAGTTCGGCATCAAGCTTGAGGATAAGCCAACAGACATCCAGAAGGAGCGTCTTCAGCAGTT